GGAGTGTGCCGTGTTTCTGGCCGATTGTCATTTTCTGGTGTATTTGCGTCATTACTAGCGGTGTTTTTATCCGTTAGCAACGAATTGACGTCCCGATGGTCAATGTGCAAATGACGATGCTCGACGGTTTGTGTGTTGTCGCCGCTCAGGTCGCGGATTTTGTCAGTAAGAATTCCGACCAAAATGGATTTATTGGCGGGCTTTAGTTCATCAATGTTTTTTTGTAAATCATCCACCAAATCTGTCACCAAGTCTTGCATTGCCTTGGCCGTTCGGCGTTTCCAGTTCGGCAAGGCGTCCCGGTTTTGTTCCCTCAACAGCGCGACAGTTGACCGGGCAACATTGTAATCGGCGGCAATTTGTGTGACGCCGTGGCCCGCCTTCAAATCCTCAACCATCGCCGCTTTGGTTTCTGCTGGAATTGGTGCTTTCCCTCGTCGCATTAAAACCGCTTCAAACTATGCAAAACCATTAAAAACTGACGCCAAGTTTTCCCGGCTATTCGCCCTAGTCAAATTTTTTTTTCTGTTATTTTAGCCAATAAAAACAAGGGCAAAATGTACCTTGTCAAAAATAATTAAAAAAACTTTATTGACATTAGCGAATTAAATGACACACTTAATCCCGTGCTGCATGAAGCGGCCAAAAAAATGTGAAAATGATAACAAAAGAACAATTCAACTTGCGTTCGATATTCGTGGGGAGTCCTGCTCCGTGCCATATCAAAGCCGGGGAAGTTTTATTCCGCAAAGGCGAAAAACTAACACCGCGAAAGCTCGACATAATCGCCGCGCATGGCGTGGCTAAATGCAGTTTTCAAAATAAACTCGTAAAACAAAAATTCGCGGAGGTTGCCGAAGCATGAAAAACAGAAAATATAGCGTAATAAATTACGGCATTGCCCAAGGCGACCCGTATTTTATAGACCAAAAAATCGTTGGCCGATTCGTTGGCAATCTAAACGGCGTCGAGTGGGTTTGCTACCATCGCCAAGCCAACAAATTTGACGCCATGTGTGCAGCATTCGCCAAGGCTAGTGGGGAGGTGGCGGCATGAAATTACTTTATTTAATCGGCCAAGGCATACTTGCGCTAATCGTGTGGGGTAGTCTTGCGGCTTTTATGTTGGCCTACTTTATGAGTCCAGCCGTGGATGGGGGGAGGATTTTGCAATGACCAAGGCAATGCTTTTAAGCCTTTACCGTTGCGGATGTCCAGCGGGCCGGGAGGCTTTCGGGCGGTTCATGGCGGGCCGCAACCTAACAAACCAAAAACAGGCTTTGCGCGTCTTGATTAAACAGGCGGGGAAATAGCGCGGGCGGCTACGGCTTGCCCTTTCTTCGGGGAGGGTAAGGTGTAGCCGCTGGCCGGGCTGGAAATGTGAGAAACCAGCCCGCCGGGTATCGGCCCGGTAATGCCAGCGGCAAACAAAACAAAAACATAAAAACAAGTGTGAGAAAATGAAAAGAACAATAGAAATAGAAGACACGTTACAGGATCGCGTTGATCTTTGCATAGAGGAAACCAAGGAATTACTCCTTGAATACATAAAAGACAACGAACCAGACGAAACGCCCTGCCTGTTTAATGACCTAGATTATTCGGGCAGATTTCACGAAATAGTCGATAGCAACACGCCAATATATACCCACGAAATAAACACGATTTTTTATCTCCACGGGCATTTGTGCGAGGAAGCGTTTGAAAATTGCTTTGGGGCGGAAGCTAAAAAAGACGAGGGCTGGCCGTGTGGCTGGAAAGCGGCGGCAATTTATCAATACATCAGCGACCAAACGGCGGCTTGGTACAACGAACACGCCGAAGATATTTTGCTTGGTGAAAATGAGGGCGAAGCAAACCCAATAAATCCAGCGGCACTCGCACCGGCAAATTGATTCCCCTTTGGCGGCTTCCAGTGTAGGCCGTCAATGGGGGCGCAAAATGCCCCGAAAAAATGTGAGAAAATGAAAAAACTAAATCAAAAACGAATGGACGCCATAATGGCGGGGTTTGTCAAAATATGTAAAAAACACAAAACGGCACTACCAGATGCGCTGATGGTCGTCATGGCGGGGTGTTTTGTTGGAGCCGTTGAAGCACTTGGCCAAGATGAGGCCGAAGAAGTCGCGCACGGCATGGTTGCCCACTGCTTGGATTTAATAAAAAGCGCGGGAGGTGAGGCATGAGAACAAAATATAATTATGGGTGGCTTGGCCTACGAGTCACAAAACTAAATGGTTTCGGGCGATTACTCCGCAAAAATGGTTGGTTTAAAGTTGACCGGGCAAACAAAAACAACCCATGCGGCTTTGACTGGATGCGGTACGGCAGAAAACAATCCGAGATAAACGGGGCTGAAATTGCCTACCTTTCCACTTGTGGTTTAACTGGATTAGTCGGCTGGATCAGTGACGCCCAGTACGAGCGCGGGGTTGGGATGACTCGTAAACAATGGAGCGAAACCAAGATACTATGAAACCAATAATATCCACAACCGGCAAAATCAACGGGCGGGGCAGCGATAGATACAAATGGATAAGCGGTTTGACCGATTCAGAACGCGAAGCCGCAAGGCGAGGCGACCTTGTTTTGGTCAAGGATTCCAGCGGTCACTATATGTCCACGACATACAAAAAAGTGAAGTATTACGCCGGTAAATACGAACACAGGAATTATCACGGGGAGGTGAAAGCATGAACCTTTGGAAAGAAAAACTCAATATTGGGCGAGTAATCCAAGAGATTGGGCCAAACAAAGACGTTGAACTCCACGTTACAAAAAACGGGTATGTATTATCTACAACAACCCACGATTACTACCCAACGGGCCAAGGGGGATTGGATTTGTCAGGTGCAAAATTAACAGCGAAAGGGCGAACCGAAAAATGGGACGGCGACTGGCCGAAATGGTTCGCGATTGGGTTAATTCTGCGGATTGAACAACAAGCGGAAAGGATACTAGCGTGAAACGCTTCTTATTCGCCCCCACGATCGCGCTCACGGCCTTTTTATTGTCTCAGGGGTACATATACACCCAGCACATACCAAAAGAGGCTCAGAAGCGAAAATCAACGGTGTCTTGGTATGGTGAGCGATACCGGGGGCGGCTCATGGCGAACGGAAACCCATTTAATCCAGACGCTTTGACGGTCGCGCATCGCACGTTGCCATTTGGGACGCGGGTTCGGTTCCAGCATGGGCCGAATGTAGTTTTCGCAACAGTCACAGACCGTGGGCCATTTATTAAAGGCCGCGAATTCGATCTTTCCAAGGCAACTTTCGCGGCACTCGCCCAAGTTGAGGCCGGGCTAATTTCGCCAAAGTGGGAGGTGGTGAAATGATTATTTACGAACTCATCCAAAAAGACATGGAGGCTGAAACCTACTTCACCCGGCATTGGGCCAAATCAAAGGCCGACGTTGCCAGCATCAAAGCCAAAGTGCGGGCCAAATACCGTGCCAACGGAAACCAGAAAGACTTTGATGGGTGGGTCGGCCCTTTCAAACACGAAATTGGCAACGGCAAAGACGGACTTGTGAGATTCCTCAACATCCACTGCAACAAAGACGGATAGCCCTTTTTCTCACACATCCAGCCTCGTCCCTCCAGTGGGGCGGGGCTTTTTTGTGCAGTAATCGCGCCGATTTCCCAACATAGAAAAATTAGTTTTAATTATGTATATATTTTCAAGCGCGTGTATCGGTCGGTAATCGAACCGATTACTGACTAACCTCGTCCCTCCACATTTGCGGATACAAATACCCCCAAAACGAGGGCAACTCCCGCATCGTCCGCTCATCCAGATGCACCGAATACTGGTAATCATATTTTGAGCCGCGCCCACAGACCTCCTCAAACACAAACGGCGTGTACCGAGGCAACACGGGCGTCGGCTGTTTGTTTTTAATCAATTCGTCCAGCGTCATGGCGTTTGGTTTCCAGCGGGTCGTGCCAACCTCGTTTTAAGTGTCGGGGGATTTTCTCACAAAATTTTCCCCGACACCGGGCGCGTCTCCAGCCCGGCACTCTCTCCAGCCCTCGGCCTCCAGATGGTACACTTTTCCAGTCAGCACCCGGAGCACCCGCAGCACCCGAATTTCCAGCTTGCTCTATATATATTTATTTCTTATTTCCTATATATAAGTTTAGATTAGGGTGCTAGGGGTGCTGCGGGTGCTGGATTCGTGGAAGCAGCGGTTAATTCGGCACACTGGAGATGCGCCACTCGTTTCGCCCGTTGACCTTGGCCGAGTCGTATAAATCGGGCCTAGCGGTTTTTAGACGCCGCATATAGGTCTTGAGGGCCGTTGGATAGGAGAGCAATTTCTCGACTCTGGAGCGGTAGGTTGGGTCGTCAAGGAGCCGCGTCTCAAGCTCTTGAAGCGTCCCTCGCCACGGCACACCATTCGGCTGGATCACCACATCTATCAGTTCAGCCAATCGAGCCTCTGGAGCCATGTCCTCCAACACCTCCACAATACTTGGATGGTGAAATGCCTTAATTCCAAACCGAGGGCATTTGTGAACCGGCGCAATCTTATGTATTTCCTCAACAAAATATATAAATCCCGGCAATTCCTCCAAAAGCGCATCCCAAAACGCAGACCTACCCTCTGGAGAATCACATTCCATCGGCATCGTGGCCTGTTGGACTTTGAAAAGCATGATTTTGTCCTCTATTGAATTATCCAGCGGCGGCAACATGACGAGATTCTCCGATTCATCATTGACTGAGATTGTGAGCCGCCAACATGGGGCCAAAATCAACGCATCCTTGTGTTTGCCGTGGCAGGATTGGTACTGGTTCACTGCGAAATCTTTAATGCGTGTGCCGAAAAGCCGCCGACTCGTTATGTCGTGGAACGGGGCTTCATCAGCTATCATTAGGTGTTCGGCTTGGAACAAATCAGCATTAAATTCTGTCTTGCCCGTCATGTAGCGGTAAGGGCGGGCGACTCGGCCTCCCAGCATCTCGGTGATTAGGTCTTGAAATAGGTTTTTGCCGCAATTGCGCGGCCCGGCCATGACGAGGGCTTGGCCCGGCATTGGTTTCCCGGCTGTCAACATTCGGCGGGCCATTTGGAGCCAGCCAAACACATAGAACAGTTGATCGGTGGACTCACCAATAAATAGGTCGCTCAAGATTTGCTCAATCATTGGAAAGGGTTTGTTCTCCCCCTTAATAATATGTGGATCATCGGTGACTAGCACTCTGGAGCCTTTGAAATTTTTCAGCCCAGCAGTATGACCAGCAAGCGGCCCCGCATACTCGCATGAATTTTTCACCACACACTCTGCCATACATTGTTCGACTTGGCTCATTAAATCGCCTTGGGCTTTTGTGCCGTTGAGGCCAAGCAATTTTAACTGCCGCTTGGTGGCGTCCGCGTTGAGGGGCAGATACTTGTCCCTGTTATCCTGCATGAAAAATTTCTGCGTGGGGGCGTGATGGTGGATTTCAAAAAGGTGCATTGGATGGATTAAAATAGACTACGTCTTGGAGGTTGCCATTGGCCCGGCGACCGTGGGGCATACGAACAAATTGTGAGCGTGTCCATGTGGCTGGATCAGCACCTAATTGACACGCTGAATGAAAAAACTGTTTTACTATATCTTCAGAACGATCCCGCACATCGAACCACCCGTGGAGGGATTTGCCCCCGCTCAATACGGCGCAGCGCAACACAATGTTTTTGTGAAGTTTGTTAAGTCGCTGGAGATACGCGGCGTGGTCGTCAAATGTCCCTTCGTCAAATTCCACGACGAGGTAGTGGCGCGGCCCAGTATTTTGCAGAGTGCGCTGGGACTTGGTTCCCGCTTGTGTTTCTCCCCACTTATCTGTCATTGGATTTGGAACAATGAATTGCAACTGGTGGAGGTTTTGCCAGTGGAGCCGTGGCTTGGTTGCAAACTCTTTCGTACTCAAGCCGCAACACAACAATGGGTTTCCAAAAAACAAACTCTCCACCGCATCGTCGGCGTCTTCGCATTCTAACGGACTGGATTCCGCGAGCGCGGTCAACCCACCCTCTTTACGCCTCGCCGCTTCTTGCCCCGACTCGCTCACCTGACTCCACATGGGGCGGCGTTCGGTTGGGCCTCCAGCAATACTGCGAAGCGCGTTCTGGACTTCCCCCGGCTGGAGATCACGGGTTGCGTTTGCCTTGACGTATGCCTCTATATCATCTGGCCCAAACCCATCTTCGGCCAACACGCAACACGCATGGTATATCCATTTATGAACGCCAGTGCCGCCGGGTGGGCAGGGTTTAATTTTTGGGACGAGATTTTGTGCCATTGGATTTTGCCCACGCTACCCACTTCTCTGGATCGCCATACATTTTTCGCGCATATTTAACCCGCGCCGCACGACCGGGGTAGTCCGTCCTATACGCCATTGTTCTGGATTCAAGCCGCCCGACTTCGCTTTCCAAAAGCCCGTGTCGATGCGCGAACTTCTTAAATTTATAATGCCAATCCTCCGCATTAACGTGTTGAGTTGGATCAGTAATTATCATGTCACAAACAAGTCCTGTTCTATTTCGTTTTTGTAAACGCGCTCCAGCTTCGGCTCCAACGCCTTCTCCATATACTGGATTAGTTCCTCCAGTTGTTCGGGGGTTGCCTCCTTGATAAAATAGAGTAGTCCCAGCTTTGGCAAACTCGGACGAGTCACATGGAGTCTCCCTTTACTCGCGGCAATTTTCCGCGCCTTAAATTTCAACCGCTGTTTAGCGGAGAATGATTCAGCTTTCGGCCTCGGCATCGTCTTCTTCCTCGCAGTGTGGGCAGGAGTTTAGTCCATGCAGCCCTTCGTTCGTGAACGTGGAACCGCAATCGCGGCACTGATCTTCAAACTCGGTGTAGTCATCGTCGTACCCCATTGATTTCCTCCCATATCCTATTAGTTTCTACTGCCAAATCACCCAACGTGCCACAGTTATTGATGGTAAAATCAACTGGATAGTCATCCATTGCCGTCTCGCTGGAATGTTGGTCGGTTGAATTGGTTTCCCGCACTACACGAATGACAGTGCCGCCCTGCCCCTTTATATAGTCCGCCTCATTCGGATAACGAACATCCGTAATAATGGCAGTTTCAAATCCTTCCAGTTCAAGGTTCTGGAGGTCGGCGTCCATCGCTTGAATCCAGTAGTCCTCGCCAAAAAATTTGCGGCGGAAATCCGCACCCCACGCTTGGAGCAATAGCCGCAACGATTCCTTCTCTTCCTCCACTTGCCACACTGGAAACCCCGTTATTTGGGCAATCTCGCGCTTAAGATTATCCGCAAACGCAGCCCGCGCCACCTTGGGCCTGTCCAGTATTTTAAAAATGGCGTCTTTGCCGCTTCGTTTTTTGCCTGTTAGTCCGATTAGTTTCATTTCAATTTAGATTCCCAAACTCTGCGTGGTGTGGCGTGGTGACTTGGCACATACGAGGGGCGAAATTCGCCCGTTGGAGCAATCCATCCTTCCCGCTGGGCTACCCGCATGAGCGGCCCAACGGCTCGCAAATCTTTCGTGGTTTCGCTGGAATGAAAGTGCGGCCAAATGTCGTCAACGATAAATTTGTCGCGCCGTTTGGCAGTGGCGTGGATAGCGTCGAGCGTGGCTTCCTTCCATGCCTCGTTCGCACCCCCACTGGATTCGTCCATCGCGGCATCGCGAGCCGCCTTTCCTTTTTTGAGTGATTTCATTTTGTATATTTTTTGGCTTCGTATGCTTCCGCACCAATCGGGCATCCCTCCAACCAGTCTGGAGTTATGCTCATTAGATTCTCTATTTCTTTGGCCGCGTCTTGGTCGTCCTCATCAACTTCAACGATAAGTTCATCGTGGACTGACCAAACAACCTCAAATCCCGCGTTCAAAACACGCGCATAGCAGTCGGCAAAAACGTCGCGGGCCGTGGCTTGAACCAAATTTTCGCAAATCTTCCCACCGTACCAGTAGTAGGGGTTTTGTCCGCGAGTTGTGGAGGCAGTGAGTTGTCCCTTTTCCCGCTGGATGTTGAAATATCTGACTGGCCGCTCGCTGGGTAGGTAGATGAGGTGTTCTGGATCGCGCTCGTCTTTCATCCCGTTTTCGCAATCTTTCCAAAACCAACACACCTTGGGATTCTGCCGCCGATACTCACGAACCGTGCTTTCGGCTTGGCTGGAAGTCATTGGAATGCCATAGCCCGCCGCAATCTCTCTAAACTTCTTCGCCCCACACCCATACCCCAATCCAAGGACGCGGATTTTGGCGAGTTGGCGCATCTTTTTGCTGACCCGCTTCGCCCCCATTGTTGCCATCGCGTGGGCCGTGTATATGTCCTTGCCGCTGGCTACGATCTCCAGCAACTCCGTGTCTCCACAAAGCCATGCCAAACAGCGCGGCTCAATTTGCGCGAGATCACAGATAATAAATTTTTTACCCGGCCTCGGAATGAATAGGCTGCGAGTATCCACCCCAAAACTTTCTCCCCGTGGAAGGTTCTGCATATTGAGTCCGGTGTCGCCGCTCCATCTTCCCGTTAGTGCCGCGCCAAAATACTTGAGGCCAAATGGTAATGTTCCGTCTGGTCGAAGCCGCGTCTGGACTGTTTCAAATAGGCGCAGCAATCGGTTCGCCTTCCTCCAGTCCCGCAACGCGGCAACCACTGGATACTTCTCCCCATACTCGGCTTCCCACGCCGCACACGCTGGATCGTTTTGATTGGTTGAGGCTGGAGCCGGTATGCCCTCCTTACCACAAAACGCTTGGAGTTGTTTTAACGAATTGACTGGCTCATCATCAGCGGCCCACGGAATCACCCGCGCATTCTGTCGCTTTTTAGTAGCCAAAATGGCCAGACCCAATTCCAACAAATTCTGATCTATATAAACCCCCCGTTGCCCGCTCGTCATTGTGTGACGGGCTAGTTGCTGCTCCTGCGCGGGCCAGAACTCGTTGTACTTGTCCCAAATCTGTTTGCAGTAAACCGAGTCCATGCGCCCATACTCGATGAGCGACCTGAGTTCGTCTTGGGACAAGTCCTTGGGCAGCTTACCCTTCATGCCGTCCCGCACTGCCTTGTCGGGCTTGACCCCCAACATTTGTTCCGCAACTCCCTTGAGTGAGCGCGGAGCTTGGATATAAACGGAGAGATTCGCGGAACAACTCCAGCTAGGTTTGATTCGCTCTGGAATCATGCCGTCCCGCTGGGCCGCTTGAAAAACCACCGAGTCAAACCCGGCGTTGTGGGCGACAAAATGCGCGTCCGCAGGAATTTCGTCCCACGGCGCACATTCAGTCGGGCCTACATAGTCGAACCCATCGCCATATATTGAGACGAGGTAGGGGTCGAATTGAGGATGACGGCAATACCCATCTGGCCCAAGAGTTCGGATGGAATAATCCGCCGAGTAGTACGTCTCGAAATCAATCGCGATGCCAGTAGACGTAATCCCCATTAGTGTCTATTGTAAAAAGTTGTAATTGCATAGTTGTATCTCCTTGTTTGTGGAGGGTTGAGAACGGCGACACTGCGAAAGCGTAAAACAGTGCCGCCGCCTCGGTTCCTCCCGTGTGGCGTTCCCCCTGCCTACTGGGCGAAGTAGGTTGCGGCCCATTCCGCGAATTCCGTGTCGTTGATTTTCCCGCTCTTAACAGCAGGACACCAATATTTGGTATTGTCCTTCATCGACCGCTTGATGGTCGTAAGTTCCCAAGACCCGTGAGCCAAGCCGTGTGGATACTTCTCGGCGTCTTGGAAATTCAACGACGATGCCGTGAGGATTTGTTTCCCGGCATAGTTGTAGGAACTCCAGCTTCCAAAATCCAACGTAGCAAACGCATACGTTTCGTCGTTGTAACTGAATGGAAAAAATGCTGGATCATCGCCTTTCACACAAACGGTGGTTTTCAAGCAAGCGATCCACGGCTTGTCCGCTCCAAATTCCAGCGAGCCGCCGAGGTCAGATACTTCGTCCAGAGTTCTTGCCGTTTTCGGGGCTTCCTCGCCGCCAAAAGCAATTTTCTCCTTATAGTATTTCTCCGCGCTGGTAACGGTCATCAGAACCGGGTCTTCCTTCACGTTTTCCCGGTCGTCGGAGCGACAACCCAGCAGTGCATACTCACCATTCAGAACGATCGAGCCGGGTTCAAATAGTTCCCCCAGTTCCCCCGTTTTGTGGGCGATACGAATGTTTGGAATGACCAGATCACTCGCAGTGATTTCACCAACAACTCCAACAGCGGGTTGCGCGACGGCGACAGCAGTAGTCGCCCCATCTTTTTTTGATAATGTTTTAGGCATATCGTGTATTTATTTTCGTGTTTTCGACAAATAGGTTTTGTCGCTGCCGTGTTTCACCAGCCCCGCAGTTTCCAAGGCTTCCATTGTGGACGCGGCAAATTCTTTTTTCTGCCCCCGTGGGGCTTGTGCTTTAAGTGACTTCTCCAATGCCGTGATGGACATTGAACAACTCTCTAAAAATTCTTCTTGGGTTAGGTGGTCTTTCAGATTCGCCCACACGCCCATAACGTCTGTTATTTTTCGGTTGCCGCTTTTCTGTACGAGGTCGTATCCCGGTATTTCCACGCCTTCCAATCGGAGTTCTAACGCAGCACTCCGCACGTTCTTCGCCCACCGTTCCACCACTGCCGCGACATCAAGGGCGCGTTTCATTTGGGCTGGATCAGTGAGTGCCGCGGTTTGCACCGTGTCGGGCAACTGAAGTCCATCTGTATCTTTAGCTATGTCCATAGATCGTTTGAGTAATTCGGGGCAGTTTGTTTTGTTGCCGCAGAACAGGCAGTTTTCGGAATCGGGTTTGTAGGGCGCGGCTGGATCAGCGGCCCGCTCCACAATCGCCTTGAGCTTCGCCGTCCAGCCCATTGCTTCCTCGCGGGTGAACGTGTGACGCTGGATGTGTTTGCGTTTGGGCGTGAGGAAAATGAACTCGGCGGTGGTGCAATCTGGAAATGCGTGGAATGCGCCTAGCGTGTATGCGCGGGCTTGGTAATTGTCCTCTGGATCATCAACCAGCCACTCGCCAAATTTGTAATCCACCAGCGTCAGTCGCTTGCCAGTCCGCAGCACAACATCACTGGTTCCCCAAGTTACACCGGGGATTTCCAGCTTCATTTCAAAGTGTGCTTCTTCCGCTTGGAGCAACAACGGCTCCATATATTTCATGGCATAGGCGAGGGCTTCCTCCTGCTTGTCCGTGTGTTCGGCTAGGACAAAATCACTCATTGTCAGCGGCCTCCTTCCCGCCCCTCAACCACTTCGCCCACCGCTCCATCACATCGTGGAGCATTGTTCCCTCGTCGGCTGCGCTGGAATCTCCTGACTCATCGTTCCTCCACTGCGGACAGGTGGCGTAGTGTTTTAGTGCGCTTGGGCTGAATTTGGCGTGTTCGTCTGGCATATTATGAAATCTTTTATTTGCTGGAGGTTTGGGAGAGTGATGAGGTAGCCGGGCAGTCTGAATATCCGCCAGCCGAGAGCCGTGGCTGCGTTGTATTTTTCGCAGTCTTTGATGAACCCAGCGGGCTTTGTGTGGCGACTCTGGTTCCAAACGCCTCCCTCAATCTCGATAGCGACTTGCGTTTGTTCGTGGGCGAAATCAAACCGCCACTTTCTGGTCGGATGGAACTTGAGTTCTTCGCATAGTTCTGGCCCATCCAGTTCTGTCCAGTACAGAATGAACCGCCGTTCCAGAATGCTTCTCTCCCCCATAAAATAGATGGGCGACTGGAGCCATGATCCAACTCCAGCCACCCACCACCCTTAACCTCTGAACGACCAACCACGACTATTCAGAGAAAAGTTGCTGCGCCAATCCAGTAGAGGAAAAACCACGCGATCATTAGTGCCGTGATTCCAATAGCCTCTAGGGCGGATATGTTTCGTTTGGGGGAACGCATACTTGGTATGTATGTACCTATTTCAAATTTTTTAAGGGTTCCAGTTTTTCCAATTCCTCAACCTCTGAAAACCCTTTTTCAAATATCTGACGGTACATTTCAGATAGTCGAACTCCAGTTACTCTGGCAATGGTTTTGATCTGTTCGCGTTTCTCGCGATCTATGTTAAACAGTATTTTTACAGTTCCATTCATGGACACACCGGCATGGTATGTATGTACCCAATACTCGTCAACATTTTTTTAGCTATTTTTTTCAAAAAATTTTTGTGATTTGTGTTGCACCCCATAAAACTTGCTGTATAGCGGGTGCGTGTGCGGGTGGTATACACCCGTCAATAACCGCAACAATGCCTAACCAACGTCATCCCGACAAACGTGTGTATAATTACTGGATGCACCGTAATACGAAGGATCGTTTGGAAACGTGTGCTGAAAAATTTGGTATGAGTGTCAATGAAGTAATTGATGTGTGCGTGAAGTCTTCGCTGGACACATTTGCTGAACGCCTCGCCAAGTTCAACCCTCTGACTCGCCGCCTAACAGCGGAGCAAGTTGCTGAGATTCTAGATCAGCAAGATTTACGCTAGGAACCTCCAACGGCTGGGTCAAGAGGGACGCCTCCAACGTCCGAATCCTCGTTTTATAGAGGTTTATTAGGTTTTTTCGTTCTTCTAGAGGCATTGCCTCAACGTATTCATCAAACACCATCACTTACTCCTTGTGTGTATCAAGCCGGGTGGGACATTTGGTGTCCACTACCTCGCCCGCACAACGGAAAGTAACAATGGCAATCCCCTTGCCAACACTTTTCGTTCAAGTGTGAATAAAAAGTTGTTAGCGGCTTATTTACACCGAAAACCCCTCTGGAAGTTTTTTCTCCCCAGCATAGTGGCGAACTGTGGTTGTCACTGATTTGTGCCGGGCGACTCGCCTCGCGACTTCCTCCCCATATTTCTCCCTTACCAAATGTAAGGTATGGGCGCGGAGTTCGTGGAACGTGTGGTCGGTGTCCAGTCCATTTTGGCGGAACCAGTTGTCCAACTCCATCAGCGTCTTACCGGCTCGCGCAGACGGGAACCCATTTTCGGGTATGATGTACTCCTTGTCGCCCGTGACCTTCCACCACCACTGGAGTTCCTTAAACACTTCTGGATCAATTGGAGTTGTTGTGGGGCGTTTGCCTTTTTGATCGGCTGAAATTTTAATGACTGGATTCTTGCCGTCCGTGTGGTCTATCCAGTCCCACTTCGCTCGGTTGATTTCGCCCCGGCGCAACGTGGCTTTCGCCAACAAGTATGCGGCCCAAAATTCTGGTTGGGCTTCCTTGTTTGCTTTCAGCTTGGCCTCCAACCCTTCAATGATTTTCGTATCCACCGGCTCATGTTCGTAAACGACTGGAGCCTCCACTGGCTCCTTCAAAAACGGCTGGATGTCTCCCACATACAATCCAACGTCTTCGTAACGATGAAGGTATGCGGTTTTAAAAATGGATCGCGCCTTGGATAGTGCCTGTTTAATTCCGCGCAGGGCTTTCTGCCGTGCTTCCTCGCCCTGCCCCAACACTTGTTCCATCTCGGCATCGTAAAAATCACGAACTACTTTCCCACACAAATGACTCACTGGAGTTGTTGGGAATCCAGAGCGTTTGCCGACAATGCGTTTGAGCGCGGCAATGTTGTCCAAAAGCGTCTTCTCCTTCAGCCCGTGTTTGAGTCCGATGGTGTAGTAGGTTTTTGTGAGCGTACCTAGTTTGGCAAACGACCTTGGCTCCGTAGACATTTGCCGTGGGGCGTCGTACAAAAACTGGTCAATCAAATCCACCGCTATCCGCACGGCGTGTTCGGGTTCGTTTGTTTGCGTGGAGGTTTGTTTCCGAAATCCGTTCCGCTGGATTTTCACATAGTATGGGCCAGCCAGTTTTTGCTGATACAAGGAGTAGTGTCGGCCTCGATGGGTGAAGCGAATTTTTTCACCGTCACGATAATAATAAGGCGTATTTTCTGCGCGGTCATCGTCTCGGAAAACCGCAATGTCATCCAGATTTTGGGGGTCAGATTGCTCTCGATGAACCCGAAGTGTACCATTTGCTTCCATAGCGGAATGTGCCATCGCCGGAGAAAATGCACTCGGTTACTGAGGAAATCAACAAAAAACTTTTAGAAGGTGGTTGTCCCGGAAAGACTTGAACTTTCTCTAACGGTGTCAAAGACCGCTGTGCTACCATGCTACACGCCTCAGTACCAACGACTTACGTCACGGTTTTTTCGTGCGGATTTTCCTTCAAAATGTGCCATGCAGAAAAATATTTTTCATGCTTTGAAGTGCCGCTGCCATCCCCCGCAACCTTGATTCCAGACCCAACCTTGGACATTGGCATGACGTAAAATGTGTTGTGGAGTAGGCAGACAAATATGCAGAAGTCGGCGGCACGGCTGGTAAAGTTTGTGAAGCGGTAGCCGGTGGGTTTGTTGTTTTCCAGTGCTGGAAGTTTTGACGTTTTTATCTGGAGTTTGTGAAACCAGTTCGGCCCGCATTCCACCAGCATATCGTACCCATCTACGTCCACGCTGGGAGTGGCTACCACGAACCCTTGTTTAAGTAGTTCGGCCTCAACCAGCCGCTCCCCCACGCCACCTATGATGACGGCGTGTTCCACTATTCATTTCCAGTCAATGTAAGGAATCGTTTGCGGGCTAGTTTCATCAACTGGATTTTTCGCTCTTTTAGTTTTTCCAGTTGTTCTTCCTTTGCCGAATCAGACATGGATTGGCTTGCCTCCACTCGGCGCATCCGTTGGTTGATCTCCTTAATCTGTTTGTCCGTCTCCTTGATGCGCGGCAGGATACGACGGAGTGGAGCGGCTTCTTCCGCATACTTCCGCAACTTCTTAACCTCACCCTCTTGCTGGTACGCCTTGATTTGATCGTCGGCTTGGTACGCTTCACCACGGAGTTTGTAGTAGTTTTCTTGGTCGTAATAGGTGGTTTGTCCCCCAACAAATCTGTTAATGACCGGCAACCGCTTCGCACCTTCTTCCGTGAAAGGCCGAAACGCATCCTTGCCCATTGAACCAAACACATGACTCATAAAGTGGTCAAAGGTTTCGGGACTAACATCTATCAATCCCCCTTTAACTGTGGTTCCTCCAGTGAGAGAGTTCAGTGTGGATGCGACCGACTTGGACAACTCCGACACGTTGCCGAAATATTGTTGCGAATCTGGTTTCTCATACTTGTCGTATGGGTTTGACTCTGGACGGATTGGATCGTCCTTCCAGTCGCGGTTCGTAACAACTGCGGTGAATGGATCAAGAACATCTGGAGTTGCGGCCCGCATGATACCCGGCCCCGAAAACATATCGCTGGCTCCACCGATTGGATTGAATGCATTGAGTCCAGAGTTTGTTGTGTTGGCTATCGTATCCCAACTGGATATTTCGCCGCGCAACATTCGGCTAATGTTTGTTCCAGCATAGTGAAACACATTGAATCCATACGGCATTGGAATAGTGATGTAGTCCTCTCCGTCAAAGGGACTCATAATAACCATATTCCGCTCCCTAACGTGTTCGGGGATTTTCTTGTAAAAGGTTTCCCCGTCCTCGTCCTCGTCTGAAATGATGTTGTTGATGAAATCTTGAGCCACGGCAAAGGCGGCAATTCCAGCCGTGGTCTTTTGCACCTTCTTGTTTTCCATCGCTTGCACCATTCGATAAGTGCCTTGGACTCCAGCATTGAAAAACAGGAACCAACTATTTAGTGCGCTTGACCACTCTCCTTTTCTGGAGAAGTTAACCGTGATGTTTTTCGCCAGACTGGACGCTTGGAGTTTTGACATTCCAGCTTTGCGGGCATTTGCGTACACCGACAAACGCATGGTGTTTTCCACGGCTGCGTTTATGTCGCTTGCCTTGTCCTTCAAAAACCGGAGTGTGTCAGCAGTTTTGTTTCCAGACAGTTTGGACTTAATCTTGCCTTTGATTTTCTTAACATCGTTGAGTCCAAAGAATTCAATCTTGCCGCCGATTTCCATGAACTCCTTGTAGTATTCACCATACTCGCCTTCAAACGACTTCTTACCTTTGCTGCCAACCTCTGCTTTCCACGCGGCCCGAAATGCAGTCCGCACTCCGCGCAAAACATTTTGGCGAAGTCCTTCCGCTTCAGACGCAGTTAGGTTTACTTGTGCGGTCTGGAGATCGCGTAGGAAGTTGGGGATGACAAAGCTGGGCGCAAGCTGCGTATTGATAAGCGCGAGGAATCTGTTGCCCGCCCCCATCCACTGGACGATTTTGTTGAGTGAACCAAACCCAGCGTTGTTGAGGTTTCTGGCTAGGTGTGGATTGCGAACGCGGAGAAAGCGTTCTTCACCAGCAATGAAGTAGCTGACTATTTCGGGGTCTTGTTTCCAGCGCGGATCAACCCCAGTCACAACCTTACCTTCTTTATTAAACCTCGGACTCAATGTGGGCTTGGCTGGAGCCACAACATCATTCTTAAACTTCGTCACCAGTTGTTCAAGTGAAGCCAACACTCGGTTGCGCTCAACTTGTTCAATGGTATTGTAATATTGGTGGAAAATGTTTGAGAGAATGTCTACTACGTCTTTGCCGCTGCCTTTGCGTTTTTTGTGTCCACGGAACGCTCGGTTTCCACTTTCAATGTGGTTGGATTGTGTACCTTCCCGGTTCAGCGGAACGTAGTTGCTGTAAAAAGTTGAGAGCCTTTGATGGTTCGCCTCGTCAATCAATCCGCCCTCAAGTTCCAAATCCAACTTGGACTGGAGCAGATTTCTAATTTGCGTTTCCAGACTTTGAAGGTTTTTGGTTTTTCCATCGGCTTCAAATTTTGCCAGAACTCTCCTTGCCTTTTCATTGGTCATACCACTCCCACCATCTGGCATTGCCTCGTTTATCTCAGCAATACGCTTATTAGCTTCTTCCGCGTGGCGAGCGTGGAGGTATTCGTGAAGTTGATCGTTAGTGATGCCGAGTCGTTTCATCTCTGCCAACAACGGCTCCATCACTTTTTCATCCAGTTCCTTTTTCAAGAACCCTACCCGGTCTTGCAAATGTTCCATTCGCAGATAGGCGTTCATTGTGTCTGGAATCTTTTTTCCAGCGGCGATTGTGCGTTGCAGGATTTTAAGGTCTACGAATCGGTCTACTAATCTACGAATGGTTTGATTGGCAGTTGAGTCGGGGTCTTGGAGGTTGAGACTAGCTCTGGCAGAGAAAAGTTTTTCGTCCACCATTTGACCAAGAGTTTTTCTGGTTTCAGTGGCGCGGGTTGTTTTATTAGCCCCGGTCAAATCATCCACCACCTTTTGTGGTATTTCCTCTGGAGTGCGAGCCACTTTGCTTGTGGCATCGTCCCACGCTTGTTTTACGGCATCCGTTAGTTTTACGCCTATGCGCTTTGCAAAGTCAGCGGCAGACTTGGCTCCGTTTTCAACATGGTACGCAGCCATTTTAACCAATGACTTAAACAAGTTCCATGTTGCCACTGGATCAACGCCCATGCTGACCCGTCCGCCCAGTCCTCTAACTGCTTCCTTAAATTCAAATAGTAGTTGTTCCCCCTTGTCCATTTTGGGTTCTGGAGGTGCAACGGATACTTCTTTATTGTCAGCGCGAACCGAAACACTATCGCCTTCTTCAGTACGTCCGCTGATTAACCATCCATTACTTCGTTCTACTGTAAATTCTGTGCCTTCTTTAGCCTGTCCTTCCACTGTTGAAGCGGGCCATTCTTTCAACTCCCCACTTTTTGTTTGATATTGTTTTACGCCACCAACTCTAACTCTTGTTCCAACTGGAAGTTTTTCTGGAAAACTACCCTGCTCGCCTTCTTCTTTTCTAAATGGACGGAAAGGGCTTTCCTGAGTGACTGGTGTTTCTGGTGTAGGGGTGTCGGTAAATATGTCCTCATACCCCTCTTGATATGTACGAGTTGTCGGTGGTTGCGGCGGCTCTGTCGGAGTAATTACCCGTGGAGTTTTTGGGGGTGGCGCGTCTTCGTCAGGATCGCGGGGCTTTGTGTCAATAAAGTCTTCGGCAGTTCTTCTAAATCCTAACTTACCACCCTCTGGATCAGTGCGCTTATTAGATACTCGTTCGCTTAATTTATTCTCAATATCCAGTGCAGCAGTTCGCCCAGCGTCGTTCTGGTCGCCAAGGTCAATCACTCTACCGTTTTCATCCAGAAGCGCAGTTGGGGCGTTTGGAATTGTGCTTGAATCCAGCACTTGTCCCGTGTCTGCGTCTATGATTGGCCCACCCAGTATCATTGGCGGCACTTCTGTTGGGCCGGGTAGGTATCTGGAGGGCGCGGTTAGGTCGGGGCCAGTTAGCCGTGGGGTTCCAGCGGTTGGGTCGTAGAGCGGATCAGTTCCAATCAAAGCGACCGGCTCATCATACGGCAGTCCAAGGCGTTCTGGTGGGGCTGGAAGTGCGCGTTGCGTTGGTGGTGCAAGTTGGTCGGCAACAAACGCATCAGTTTTTTGTTTATATGCTTCTCTAAAATACGTTCGTCCTCGCAGTGCAGAAAATGGCCCACCAACAAGCGTTTCAGCCGCAGCACTTTTTAGCGCATTTTCCCAAATGTTCCCGCGCTCAACTCCCTGTGATTCGGCATACACATCACTGGCCAAAGATTCAGCCGCACCTAATCCAGAATCAAATGCAACTTCGGCCCCAACCTTCTTCGCAACCGTGCCACTCACACTGGAACCCATCGGCACAAGTTTACCCACCGGCACTGCGGTAGATGCAATCGCTATGCCTCCAGCAATTACGGCAGATTTGTTGGATGTGTCACGGGCAGTTTCATAGGCGGCATTTAAGTCTGGTGTCCCAGCCATGTCTTGCTGGTGACGCAGATTAATGTAGTCGTTTTTGAAAGTTGCGCCTTTAGCAGACGTAGCTTGAATACTGGACGCTGTGGCTCCAGCGGTAATGAGTCCTCCAAGTGGAGTTGTTAATGCACCCGCACCGACACCCGCACCAATCGTGGGGGCAATGGTTACACCAGCCTGACCAAGTACGTTTCCAAATCCTCTTGCGCTTAACAAACTAGCTTCATCGGCTTGCGGCGTGGTTTTCCATTCTTGGTATTCTTTTTCCAGAAGTCGTTTTGCTTCGCCGTGGCTCAACTCCAGCAAAGTTTTACCCAGCACGAAGTCGTCTTTGGCTTGCCCAATCCCTTGAATAAAACTGGTTATGAATCCTTGTTCGTCTGCCTTTTGCTGGGCTTCTTCACGGGCTTCCTCAAACTCCCGTCGCCGTTGTTCCTCCTTGATGGCGGCGATTTGTGGAGCGAAGTTCTTTTGAATGGCTTCTTGGATTTCCTCCCGACTCATCTCGTCGGGGAAAGTTGCCGTACCAACTCCCTTGATGAGTATTTTTGGCATTATTAGGGAATGAATTGATTGGTTAGTGGATCAAATGTGCCGAGATCAGTTGCTTCGTCCAATTTAGCACGAATCCGCTCCACGTTTTTCTTAGCGGCTTTGATCTTACCTTCGTCTGGAGCTACGTCCGCTTCTAACTCATCCACTTTAAGGAGGGCTTCTCTAAGTTCTTTCTCAAGCCCGTCTTGTTTTCCACGGTTATATTTTTTATCTGCCGCTTGACCTCGCAGTAATGCGGCTTGGACGGTTGCGCCCACGGCGTCTTTATTCGGCACTAATCCAGACGCGGTAGACTTCACGTTGTAGAAGTATTTTTGACCGCTTGGCCCTTCCGTTTCACGGATTGGCGACGGCGCATTTGGATCGTACTGGGTTGTGATGTTCCTCCATTTACCCAACAATTCTGCGCCCATTTGCGGCCCATATTCTGCCGTGATTTTTTGAATTTGAGAGTAGCGTTCTTGGGGAGTTAGTTCACGGGTTTCCGTTGTAGGTGGAAACCATTTGTATTCTGGCTCCACTTCGGGCATTTGAATTCTGACTGGTGGTAATGTTGGGACTAAATCTTCTTCTCCAAGAGTGCTTAAAACTTCACCTTTGGCGATAGCGGCATTTAGCGCGTCAGACATATACCTTGCTTCTTCTATTGTTTCTTGAGACGGGGTTTTGCCTTGCTTATCAAAAGACAACGAACCGTCTTTTTCAACAGTCACTCCTAAATCTTTAAGACGATTTTTATACAACGCTTGAGTTTTAGCATTTACATCTACCGCTTTTTCAATAGCTTCAGCAGGAGGCAGTTTCTCAAAATTTGTTCGTACTTCATCAATAATAGATTGATTCGGATTCGGCTCCACTGCCGCTGGAGTTGCTGGTTGTTGCGGCATTTCCACCGGGCCAAAGTAACCGGGAGATTCTTCAGTTTTTGTCGTTGGAACTTGGCTCAACAATTCCTCTGCTTTTAAATACGCCGCCTCTCTTTCCCTTCTAGTTTTACGGTCTTCAACTGCGTCCGCTCTGGTTCCTTCTGCAATACCCAAGCGTCGAGCTTCCATATCTTGTGCAAATCGTCTTCCTTCTATTTCCTTTTCTAATGAGTAGTTGGAAATGGCAGACTCCAACTTACCCAGTGGCATTTCAGCAATACCTTCGCTGAACTTTTGAACGTCTTTAAGTTTCTGCTCGTATTCTGGAGTGTCGGCGCGTTGGGGGTCTTCGTCTACCCACGATGCTAAATCCTGCATCTTTTGTTGAGCTACCCATTCGCCCCTTTCCGTTAGTATCTCCCGCTTTTCTTTATTCTTACGATACTTCTCCAGTCCTTCTGAAATACTACTGCCAAGGCTTTCAAAGCCTTCCGCCAAATACCTACCCGGTGCAGTAGCGGCTTGCATATAGCCCGGCGGCAACGCGGCTGGGCCTCCCCCTTGATACTGTGAAAAATAGTTAGCCATTTTATTATCCTCCAAACCGCCCGTGGAATAGTCCTCCACCCAACGAACCCAGCCCCTTCATAACTCCACCAAACATGGCGGCTCGGTTTGCTGCGCTCGCGGTTCGTGCGGCTAGTTGTTGTTGCTGGTTTCCAGCGTAAATGTTTTGTGCGTATGCGGATTCTGGACTGAACATTTGTCCAGCGTTGAAACCTTGCGCTTGCCCAACCACGCCTCCTGCCAGCGCTGGAGACACGGAACTCGGACGCCCTAGAATTGCCATGAATGGGTCGGCTCCAGTTGCTTGGTTGAGTCCAACCATTGACTGGGCAAATCCTTGACGTTCGCGGCGTCGTGCGGACGCGCCCTGCAACTGGGCCAAACTCTCAATCGCGGCATCCCCCAGTCCGTACCCTAGTCCGCGAGCGGCTTGTCCAGCCCGTGCTGACTGCTGGATTTCTCGGCGTTCAAATGCAGAGAGATCACCTCCAGCGGCTAGGTCTTCTTGGGCTTGGCGGTTTAGTTCAGCCAGTAGTGCGGCCTGTTCTGGATTTGCTGCATCCAGTGCGGCTCTCGCTCGTCCACCAAGTCGCTCAATCGCCTCAATGTCGCCTTCTCGTTGCGCGGCCAGATTGCGTCTGTCCATTGCGCCCAGCCGGTCTTGGGTTGTCTCGTATAAATCCAGCAGTTGTGGAGTTGTAGACTTCGCAATGTCTACGTCCAACTGACTGTATTTGGGACGAAACTCGGCTTCAGCCGCATACAACTCTGGAGCCAAATCAACTTGGGCTTGAAGCGTGTCGCGTGTCTCCTGCCCGTAGTTCCTCGGTTTAGGTGCTTTTACTCTTGTTCCCATATTTGCTTACCTTTCTTTCGTATGTTTTCCATTTGTAAATTTTTAATTGATCGCCTCTACGATGCCATGCCACATACGGCAGTTTGAATGGCGCGACCTCCAAAAATCTCGCAAGCGCACCTTCCCCAGCCCCACGCCAGACGAACCAAGTGTCACATTCTTCCAGTGGATATGTGGTTGTTGTAGCGGCTTCTGACTCAACCTTGGAGCGCGGCATTGGTCGGCCCATGATGAATGCGTCGTCGCCTGACCAGACATAGGCGTTGTGCAAGTGCCAGACCAAGTCTTGTTCAAACGATGTGATGCTGCTTTCTTCATGGCTTTTCTTGGCTTGCTGGATTGGTGTTAGCTGCGAAGCCATTGTTTGAATGTGATTTTCTGCACTACGTCCTCTGGATTTTTGGCGGCTCTCTTTTCCGCTTCCAGCAGTTGCCGATCCGTAAACATTAGATTCATTTCAACTCCCCAGCTATCCTTGACCCGCAAAAAACTGTACGACTTCAACGCGCCAAACTTGGGGTTGTCGTTTTCTATTTTTATTATTCTGCCGAGTTTGGGTTTCACAATTCTTCTTCAAATATAAATTGTCTCCCTGTCGTTTCTTCCAAGGCGCGAATTACTTCAATCATGTTGATCTTGGTTCGCTTCCCGCGCTTGCGGTCTATCGAATTAAACACCCAGTTGCCATCGGCATCGTGTGGAGATATTTGGGTTTCGGTTCCATCTGTTCCAACTGCCCATAAATTTGCCCATGTGCTGCTTGTGTCGTCCTTCGCGTAGATACCGGCATAGTGGTCGCCCATTGAGGGTTCATTGGTAATTGACTTGAGTGCCACATACCCGTGTCCATACAAACAAGCTGCATCGTCTCCAGCGTCCGGTGTAACAAAATGTGTTGGGGTTGTTTCGGTTGTGCCGAAATATGCGTTCGCTCTTGTTGAACCACCTACATAAAGACGGTACACGTTTGATGTACTTCCCGGCCCACAAGCAATTCCCAACTCACCTTTGCTGGTTCCATTACCGATGTTAAATTCTTCGTCGGTTGTGTTTTCAAATGTGAATGCACTTGTTCCCGAAACGGCAGTTCCAGTGGTAGCGTAGAATGCCATTTCCTCTCCCGTTCCAGAATTTACGGTTCCACTCCCGCTTCCCGCAGACGCAACCAAGTCAATCGTCCCATCACCATCTTGATAGGTTGCGGAGATGTTGGTTTCAGTGTTGCCGGTGAACATTGCACCAACAATGTCCTGCACTTGTTCAGTGGACAATTGAGTGTCAGTCCAAGGGACATTCACATACATCTGTTCACTACTTACCTCTACCGGATAGTTTTTGCCGTTTTCTGCATATCCTAATTTGTACCCACCCCGCACTGTGCTTGTTCCAAGTGGCAGCACATAGAGGTTTGCAAAGTCATCAATGCCGTCCAGCTTGTCCTTGTCCGTGCTGGACATAAACCCATCCGCGCTTGTGGTTGCGTTTGAGTGAGAGTGTCCAGCAGTGGCAAAATCGCCGGTTGCAGATTGAGCCGCCGTACCTAGTCCGAGGTTTGTTCTGGCAGTTGCGGCATTGGTTAAATCAGAAAGGTTGTTTGCCTTAACTGCATACTGTCCGTGACCATGACCTTGGTAAGTTGATAGTGGAGTGTATAAAGCCAGCCCATCTGAAAGGTTTACCTGAGACGCGATTACTGTGTTGTCGTAGGAAAACTCTGTACCTGACAAAGACAACCCACTACCGGCAGTGTATTCCGTGTTGTTGTAATTGCCAGTATGTATGTTGGTTGCACCTTGATCTGTCGTCCAATCAATGTGTTCATTTGCAACAAAGTTCGACAAGGCATCGTGATCAATTGCCGCTTGGTGCTGCGTGACGTTGGATTGTGCAATGCGGTTGTCGTGCAGTGTTCCACTGGTTATTTCACTGGCAGCGTGGTTGTGACTGGATGCCGCTTTAGCTGCAAGCAAACTGTCGGTTTCCGTTTCCGTGTAGTATCGGTCGTCGTGGTTATGGGATGATGGCGCAAACGTGGATGGAACGTCTGCGATGTTGTTGTAGCTAATGTCACCATCGTCAATCATACTGGCATCTATTTTGCCAGTTGAATCCAGCTTGATTGGCTTACTCGCATCCCCCGCACCAGCACTGGTTTGGATGAGATCAGTCTCCATGACTGCACCCGCTGAATCCACGGCACTGGTGGTCACTGTGGCATCACTACCGGCTGGGCCTTGTGCGCCCTGCGCTCCCGCTGGGCCTTGCGCTCCAGTTGGCCCGGCTGGGCCAGTGACAACTGTGGTTTCACCGTCTGTGGTGGTTGTTGTGCTAGTGACGGAGGTTGCTCCGCTTGCCTCCAGTGATATACCACCAGTTAAAGATTTGGCCACAAAACGACCATCGGCTTGTGCAACAAGAATCTGACCCTCCGTTGCCTTGGCCAACTTCTTTGGATTGATGTTGGCTAGGTTGGATATTTTGCCGTCCGTGATGGATAGCGGGTCTATGTCCGTTTTGTTTGGCACTACTCGCTAACTAAAGCTATTACCTTCCATTTTTCTGGCGCGATGTACTCAAGCGATTGAACGGAATCTGCGGCAGTTGTAGCTTTGTTAAATATGTAAAAGTTATGATTTGTTTGCAGAACTACATTTGTGTTGTCCCAAGTAACAACAGCATAGTACGCACCTTCAACCGGAGTCTGACCAGAACTTACCATAACCCTGTCTCCTGCTGCATATCCTAAATCTGTTTGCCCAGAGACAACCTCTAGGTATACCGAAACATTTTTTGGTACGGCAGTTAAACCGTGTGCGCCAACAAAAGTTCGATCTTGAGTGTCCGCATCACTCGAAACACCATACGTTGTCCTCCCCCCTGCGCCCAAAAGAGGTACTTCTTTATCTCTAACTTTTAACGCAACCCCACTTGAAGTACTGGCAACAATCTTGTCTGCATCTTCTGTTTCTAAAACAATAGGTGTGCCACTATTATTAAAAGCAACTACGCCCGATTTAAGTTCACCACCAACCTTGTTGGTTCTTAAAGTTGAAACCGGCAATGCCCCGTCTTTGACTGTCAGTAAAGCTGAAGCTGGTTCTGTCGCAGGAGAAGCAAAGGTTGCTGGTGCAATAGCAATATGACTTTCCGGTGTATTTGCTGCGATTGTATCGGCTTCATCTAAACTGCCCGTTGAACTTGCTAACGACAAAACATCGCTTCCAGTTCCAAGCAAAATCTTACCGCTGCCCGTACAGTCCAAAGATTCTGGGATTACAGTTCCAGCTTCGGCAGTGTCCCCCATTTTAACCATGTGGCCCTTGCTGCCATAATGGGCAAGTTTAGCTAAAGACACTGAATCATTGGCGAGTTTCCCCTCCGTAACTGCCAAGTCCCTTATGTGGTCGGTGGTTACTGCGCGGTTGGAATCCGTTGATGCGTCGTCTGCCAGTTCCGTCGAAGTCACCGCGTCTGCGGCTATTTCACTTGAACCAACGCTACCCGTGACGGCAACCGTTGGGGTTGCGCCAGAATTCAATGCGGCTCTCGTAATATTGCCGCTACTAAAATCGTGTCCCTTCTGGACTGTTACAGTTAAACTCATATTTCTGTCGTTGTTAAATTTTGTCCTGCCGCCGCTTCGGCTTTTACGCCAACCACTTCGGCCCGCCCATTAGTGTTTGTTATTTGAAATTGCACATACCGTCCTTGTCCTCGGTAACGGTATTTGTTGTTTGTGTGCTGGTGGAGATCGGGGTCAAATCCAATGTTGTCGCCGTCCGCAACGCCATCCGGTAAATCAATTTCTGTGGTTGGGTTTACCGAATAGTCTTGCCGGTATTTGGTGAAGAAATCATCACCTGACATAGACTCAAGAAAGTCGGCTTTATCAAAGGGTCGGTCGTATTTAGTCCGACTAAATGTTTTTGAGCCGGGGTTCCCGTTGGAGTCCAGCGTTAGTGTGGTGTCGTCTTCTTCTGGCCCATCAAACACGGCCTTGACTTGAAAACTGGGGTCGTTTGTTTGCAGTTGGATTTCTGCGCCCTTCCAGTTTTTCTGGCTTATGTCTCCAGCCGTGTAGCCTCTGGTTTTGACCTCATCACTAATCTGCTCCACCGTAATTTGGCCAAACGCAGCATTTGTGGAAACCGTGGAGGACGGCACTTCATCCACAAACCCACACATTTCCAGATCGTCGTCGTATAGGTTTATGAACCCGTCTGTGGATAGGAAGAATAGTCGGCGTTTGCCTTGCAGTTCTGTCTCTACGAATCGCTTCACCTTGACTGCATTTCCAGAATCGTACCCGGCCCAGCCGCCAGCCAGATAGTCGTACACTAAAATTGCGTTGTTCTCTGTTGCGCCATCCAGTGGGACTGCCATGTAGAGGCGATTGTTGTGGTAAGCGGCTGCGGCTTCACTTGCGTAGTTCCAGTTGATGCGGTCTATGAGCGGCTGGATTGGGTCGGAAAGCGGCACATCTATTGCGCTGACTTTCCCATTGTCGGCAATCCCTAAACTCGTTACGCCGCGTTTGCTGGATAAAAACACAACATCGCTCCCCACTTGGACGATAGAGTTTTTTCCAACTGCCCCATATTCACGAGTCACTTCGTCCAGCGTTATGTCGGCAAGATTTCCGTAAATGTTGCTGACAATGTAGATGCTGTTTGTTTTAAAACACGCAATCGTGGAATTGTTGATTCGCACTAACGAAACTAGGTCGTCTTCGCTCCCTTGGTTAATGCGGAAATTTGACAACACTGGTTGGTAGCGTGTGTAGTTTAGAAAATCACTGGCGGCGATTAGGTCGCGTGAGTGTGGAACTAAAAGTCGGTTCTGGAAAAACAATCCAGTCGTAGCATTTGGAATAGATTCCGTGCCGTCTGAATCATTTTCATCAATGGTCGTGTCGGACGATGTTTGACTAATGGATTTAAACCCTTCGTCAATGCGCTCCATTATTAGAGGTTCCAGATTCTCCCCCCTAAACATCACCACAACATTAAAGCACTGAACAAATTCAACGTCGCTAGTTATTGCGGCTCCAGCTTGAGTTGCCCACGGCTCCAGCAATCTCGACGGGTTAGATTCCTTGGTTGAAAACACACCACTACCGGATGCCACCAACAAATGTTCAATGCCGGTTGGATCGCGAAATATCCCAGTGCCGTAGACTGAACCGTATCCGTAGGTTCTGTGGCCTAAACTATTCCAGCCAGAAGTTAAAGTAGTTGTTTTTGCGCTAGTATCAACAGTTGCAATTGGTGGTTCTGTGCCGGGGTCTGTTGATGAATCTCTCTTAAAAAATGGGCCGACTGGATTTGTTGTCCCTTGTAATAAAAAATTGTTGCTTGACGGCCCGGCAGCACGGAAAAAATTTGAGTATTGCTCGTATGTCCCAAGCAAATCCACTCTTTCTGGCAAACTGACAGAAGTAACAGTTACGTTATCTACTCTGCCCCTAAATCCACCACTGGCTTGTATATACAGACGTTGCGGCTTTAACCCCTTGGGACTAATTACATCTGTAAACGTGCCAGTTGCACTGCCAGAATAAGTTCTCTTTGTTCCAGAGTTAGTGCCACTGATAAACGGTTGAACAGAACCGGCAGTCCAGTTTGATACAGAATATGTTACAGTGTAAGAACAACCAACAAGTGTCCCAATGTCTTGATAAAGATTTAACAGACCAGAACCGCCAGTGATCTCTGCGTAACCACCAGCATTGTAAGTCCAACCGGAACTTATAGAACCTTCCTCTTGGAAAGATACATCAGCAACCGTAAGCGTACCCTGCAAGGAGGTCGCTCCCACGCTTGCATCTGCGCTTAATGTGAACACACCCCCATATTGAAAGGTCAACGTGTCCCCAGAACTCATTCCAGTAGAAAGGGAGTAAATGCTAAACGGACTTTCACTTGTGTAAGTTGTGCCGTTTGTTCCAGTTTGGGCCGCAACGGCAGTAGCCCCAGTAAAGACCCAAGCGGAACTTGAAGAAAAATCACCGTTTTGGAGGTTGAGTGAGTCTGCATCTGAAAGCACTAATGTTCCAGTTGCTATGCCGTCAAGAGTGTTAGCGTTTACAGCAGCATGGAGACCACTGTACGTAACAATCTCTCCAGCGGTGTAGGTTTTTTCTGTCCATGCGTCTGCGGCTTTGTTCGTCCACGGCATCTTTTTAATACCGGGGCGAGTCGCTGCCTTCCCATTCACAAACCTCTTATTCTTCGCAAACGCACACTGGCCCGGTTGGAGTTGACCGGGGTCTAAACGCATATTAACTCCAGTAAAAAAACTGTCTCCGTCTACTATGGGTAATGGGATTGGCACTATTTCCTCTCCAACTCAAACTCCAGTTCCGCCACTTTTCTCAACGCCTCCCTCGTCCACTCTGGCGCGGACTGTGCCGCCGCTGGAAACTGCGGGTGTTCGGTCAACGTCGAGACTCCATTCAGTTCCCGATACTCTACTGTCTGACATCCCGCCGCCCCTAGCATTAGCAATAGCGGTATCAATTTTATCCAGTTTTTCATCGTATCGGCGTTGGGCTTTCGCTTCGCGCAGTTGGTCGGATACTTTTAAAAAAAGCCGCTCCAAGGACGGAACGGCTCGGAGTAGCGCGACCAATGCACCTATTATCCCCATTAAACTCTTTTCTCTACCTTGGAGATTCCGTGGCGGACAAAAATTGCCAATGCTGATGTGATGCCAACATTGATAGCCGCGCCGAGTTCCAACTCTCCAGTGAGATAGCCAGCCAGCGCACCAATGACGCCAGTGACTCCAGTCCAGAATGTTTTTGATTTAATCATTTACGTTTCTTTTTTGCTGAACGCATAGGTTTCGTTGCAGATTTCTTTTTCGGTGGGCGACCCACTTTACTTCCATAAGTTCCTCGACCTTGTGGCATATTATTTTCGTTTTGCAGTTTTAGCTGATTGCTTAAAAGCCTTCGCCGTTGGTGCGCCTTTCGCTCCCGGCTTCCTCATCTTTTCTCCGCTTCCAGCCTTAATACGTTTCCTTTTGGCATGGATGTTTGCGTACAGTCCTTTTTTCTTTGCTGCCATAAACTACCCTTTCTTCCACTTGCTGGAGCTAGACTTTGTTTTGCTTGGACTCCATTTAACCTTGTTCGCCCAATAGGCGGCGGACATGGGGCCGCGAGCTATGTTTTTGGCGTGGCGTGATTTGAACGCTTTGCGTTGTCCAGCCGTTTGGTTCGTCTTAACTCCTTGCTGGCCAAACCGAATAGTTTTGATCTGACCACCCGACTTGGCGACAACAACATGAGACTTTGTAGGATGACTTGGAGTGCGCTTGGGTTTGTTGTACCCACTCACTCCAGCCCTTGTTAACCTTGAGTCTTTTTTACTTGCTGCCATTTTTAATTAACTCTCGGATTTTTAAAATTATGTAAATTAACGATGCGAGTGAAATGCCGACTTTAAGTATGAGATCAATGGAAACCATCCAGTTTCCAATACCCGTCGCGCTGGCGATTGCCACTTTAATGTCGTCAAAATTCACCCTTCTTTTGCACCTTCATATTCTATGTCAAAAAACGGCGTATCCACTTCCAGTGTGCCGGGAAGTGACTTGCATCCACTCATAACTAAAATGAACACGGAGAGTAGCGTCACAACCACAAACCGCTTGAGCCGCGAATCTAGACATTCGCCTCGGCAAGTGTCCTCGAAACAGTTTGGGTTCTTACACACTTTCACTCTCAACTACCTCCACCTTCATCACACCCTTTTCGTTCCCTTTTGGCAGATACTCCGCACCACCATTCACCGGCAACTTCTTCTCAATCACCAACGCTTTGAGTTGGCTATTTGGAACAAGCATTTTTGTGGCGCGGTCTGTCATAAAAAACGTGGTACTGGTTAACCCAAGGCGAATGACTCGCGCTTGCCGTCCGCTGATATAAAGGATTTCATCGTTTTCAAAATCGCTCCCCCAGTAGACCAACAACCCTTGCGCGAAATTAAATAAAACGTCCTTGAACAATATCGCAGCAAAAGCCGCAACAAGCATCCACCCGTAGTGTCCGATTGCTTGTTCTGCGACTCCTTCAAGTGCGGCATGGTCTAGGACATTAGTCATTCAATACACTCACGCTTGTCCAAGCAGCTTGCCATTCTGCGTATGCAGGGTTAGCTACTGGATCAGCTTCCTCATCCACTTCCTCAACAACCTCAACGACTCCAGTGTCATTACCTTCCTCGTCCAGTATTGGTCGTTCAACTTCCACCATCACCGGCAACGTCTCGCTTGGCTTACCTTTGCGAACCGTTTCAAAGTCATTCGTCAAATCGGTTGCACCAGCAATCGTCACTTGAGCCGCATCGTATTCGGCCCACGCTTGGAACGGTCGTTCCGTTTCGTTGCCTTCTACATCAGTCTCGGTGACGGTTCTCGGAACGTCGCCTTCCGGTTCAGCAACTAGCCGCGCTGCCTCAAGTGCCTCAACGTCTGCCAACGCTTGCCGAATGCCAGCATTGCGTTCGCTCTGCGCGTCGAGTGTTGCTTGTTCGGTGTCAGCTACGGGATAAGCATCCTCAACGCATACCGCTTGGCCGTTCTCGTTGACTGACCACCGCCTCAAGTATGCGCCACCTTTGTAGGTGTCGGGCTGAATGTCGGTGCTGCGAATCATTCGCCGCCCTCCAATGCTTCAACTTTCGCTTTCAACGTCGAACCTTTGACGGTTCCTACTTCTAATTCTGATGCCATTTTAAAATCCTATCGTTCGTATGTTTTCTCGCTGATGCGTTGCACCTCGACTTCTGCGTTCCATTGCATTCTCAACGAGCTTGAGCCGGTTACTTTTATTTGAACAGTTTGCGAGGAAGTAGAAATGTCCAAATCAAAGTCGGTTGCTGCTGTGCCTTCGTTAATCAATTTACTTGCCTCGCTGCGAGCCGCAACGTCTTCACCAAGGTTGCGATAAAACTGCTGCTTAATTTCGCCAAACAAGTTCCAACTACTTGACCGCAAATCGTATCGCGAACCTTCTATTCGCACGATGACGTTGAGTGCCTCGTTCTCTGCTACTGGAATTTGACCAATAACAGTCGGGGTCGCGTCTGTGGTCACTCCAGTGAATCTGATTTTTCCGTCGTCTGGCAGCTTTGTGTCTGCGATGTTGATGTCACCCCTCAAATCCACGGGCGGAATGTCTACGATTACGCCGCCGGTAGCTGCCGCTCTATATGTTACCTTAACCCCTCCAGTAGCTACGCCGCCAGTTGCGCCAGAAGCACTCCATCCATCTGCTTTAGCACCGTATGAATCAACCGCTTCTAAACCTTTGAAACGGGTTTCTGCTGTGTTTGTGCCACCTTGGTATGCGTGTAGAAGTCCAGTCGTTGAGTCGTAAGACAAATCGTTAACCAAGTTAGGACTGCCACCGTCACTCTGAAGCAGACACTTCGCCCCGCTGCGGAACAAAGGTGCTTCTTGGCGATAGATGTCTGCCACTTGCGTGGGAGTGGGTGCGGTTGCACTTATGCGAACGAGGGCGAGACTGCCGCCAAATCCGGTTCCAAGCGAATAGTCAATGCCAATTCCTAGCGGCGCGTCTGAATCAGTTAAATCGGTTGACTGAGATTGAGGTGTGCCTTGGCTTACGCCGTCAATATAGAGATGCATTCTGCCGCTGCGGCGTGTCGCGACAAGCTGCTTCCAGCCAAGCGAACCCGTAAACGCTGAACCCGATATAACTTGTGTTCTCCCCGATGACTGAAATCCAGTTGTGTAAATCGCAAACGAAACCAAACCACCCGATGTTGTGCTAATGACAAAACCTTTACCCGCACTTGTTGAGTTTTCTAATCGGGTCACAAACGGGTCGCTAGTCGTTGCGTCTTTGAACCAAAGTGTGACGCTAAAATCTCCGGTGAAATCAAAGTCGGTGTCGTTGGCGCGGCTTAAATAGTTGCTTGCGCTGAAACCGCTGTATGCAAACAAATCAGTAGCATCAGCTTGGCCAAACGTGCCAACAGCAGTTGTTTGGGTGACGCTTCCGTTGAGTGTTAAATCGTTACCCTTGACTGAACGGTCTTCAGTTCGACTGTTAGCTAACCCAGCAAACCGAATGTCGCCCAGCATCATCCCACTATTGTAGGTACTGGTCACGAAAGCGACTGCGCTATCCTCGTGGTCGCCGTCGTTGAACTTAACTTGAGTCAGTCCCGATGAACTACCACCAGCGAAACCGTTATCAGTAATTGCTAATGAGTCTGTGAGACCAACTAAACCGGGAATGCCGCCATTTGCGAACTCTCTAATAGTTACAATCGTGCCATTGTTTTCATATTGAGAGAGATACCCATTGCTGACGTCAGAATACAAAGTGCTTAAGTCAAACCGAGTAACGTAACTGCCTTGACCGGCATACAAGTTTCCGTTTTTATCAAATTCAACAAGAGTTGCCGCCGCTGAGGTTGTCGCTTTGTCATAAACCGTACCAGACCCTCCGTGGATGACACTAATTCCACCGGCAGTCGCAACTGCAATCGAAGGAATTGGCAACCCAAGCGCACCTAGTTCCGCGCCTTCAAGAACGGTTGCGGCTACGTCGTTGACGGCATTGTTTACAATATCACCGCCAACCGCTTGCGTGTTTGTTACGGCAGTATTTCTTTCTGCAATAGAATTGTTTTGCTTCCAGCTTGTTGTGCTGAACATTTTCGCACCGTCATTAGCAAAATCAATTTCAACAAGTGCTTCACCGTAACCGCTGTTATCCATTCCGACATACACTCTACCGTTGAGTGCTGTAACGGATGTAATATTTGGAGTTGAGCGACCTAAAATATATTGGTCTGGAAAACTGCCGCCTTGAGTAAACTGCATCCAGAGAGGCATCGATGGGTCATCAAGGTCGTAAATTGATAGCGTGCTGGTGGCTGAAACATTATCCGCAACAATCAGCGCGACAGACGGGAACTCACGCCGTCCACCTCGCGTAGCTGTGTTCAGCGTTTCATAGTACCAACTACCTCTCGCCTTCTTCCTCCACGCGCCTCCGTCTGAGTCGTTGCGAGTGTCGTAGATGAAAACTGCACCGACTGTCGTGGACGATGTGACCGACTTGATCGCGGCTTCAAACTCGGTGCGTTGAGTTCCTTGTTCTCCAGAGGGCGCAGTTATAGGCCCATCGTCATAAAAGACTGTGGCTCCACCGCCACTACTAAATTTTGCTCCCATGTGTTTTGTTCTCCTTTAGACGAACTCTACTACCGAATAGCTTCCACCAGACCCCGTGCCTAAAACTGTCACTGCACCAACATACCCATCCACGTTCAACGAACCGCCCGTGCCGTCTGCCGCTGATCCACCGCCCGGTAAAACAAAATGACAGGCCGTGGCCGATGGAGTCGTGCTGGAAAGATTAACGTAGAGTTTTCCAGTTGCCATGTTGGTTAGCGTGAATGATTTGCGATAGTCGTTAGCGGCAAGTGCTGACGCTGACGTTTTGAATGTCGTGCTGCTATTGCTGGAAATAGCCCGGCTTCCTCCTACTGCGCGTACCTTCATTTTAGTATCCTATAAAATTTAATTTCTTAACTTGGCCTTGTTGCCGATACACCTTGTCCGCTTCCACGGTTAGGAATGCCTCGGCGGTTCTGTCTTCCATTGCGGCTATCTCCAGTTGGCCGTTTGCGCGGAGGTAGTCAGCATAAATTCCTCGTATTAAATACGATTCAAAAATCTTTGGTATTTTCACAACTGTCCATTTGGATGTGTCGGTTGGCAGAACTCCAGCCGCCGCATCTGTGGTCATGTCGTAAAATTGTCCAGTTGTGGAGTAGTAGACTTGATCGTTTACCGCATAGTCTGTGCTGGAACTAAATGTGTCTCCAGTCAGGTTTGGGCGCGTGATCTTGAACTCCACATAAACTGGCGTGTCGTTGCTCTGTAAAACTATTTGTTGTGCAGTTCCAGTGTCGTAGAGCGAGTAGGCTACTGGGATTGCGTTTGTCGTTGCTCGCGGCTCTTTCTGATATACTTGTAATATCATTCCAGCCGTTGTCGGGTACGGGGCCGTGTTTATGTCGCTCGCCGTTGTAACGGTTGCGCTTTCCACTCGTACCAAGCTCGGCCAGCGTTCAGTCTCCCAAGCAATTGCAAGCCGCTGGTTTGCCAAGTCGCGGACTTGCTTAAAAAAGTGAGTAGGCAGATTGTCCCTATCCAGCCCGGCTAGTTGCGCCACACCGTTTAGGACAGACTTGAACTCAAGCGTTTGCATCTACCTCTACTCGCGGATTTCTCCCATATACTTTACGGAAGGTGACTCGTCCAACTGGAGTGTCGTAGTATCCAAGGGGTTTGTTACTTCCGTATCCTACTTGGGTTTTTCCACTCACGGACTTGACTCGACTTTCTGGATTGTCGCGCAGATATTCTTTAATGAATTTACGGTCGTTCCAGCAATCGTACCCAAGGCGTTTGCCCCAGTAATGATACGACGTTGATTCAATTCTTGCCCGGTGTTGGCCTATACTAGAGGTACGAGATTCTTTTCTCGCTTCTCTAGCAACCGCATCGGATTGGTTGACCCGCGAAGCATTATGTTCGCGAGCCAACCGTTTCCGAAGCGATTCCCCCACAAGGGAAGCCATTTCATCGCTTAATCCTTCGGGGGCGTACATATATTAGCTTGCGCCGTTGAAGTAACCAAATCCACTTGGGTTGTAGACAACCAAAGCGGCAACTGCTTCAATCAACCTAGCTGGGCCTCCGCCATTGTCGGTCAACTCCTTAATCTGCGGAAGTTTGCCGTAGCGAATTTCTGCTTGGTCAAACGGAATGACGTAGCCTTTGAAGTTTACGGCAGTGCCGCCCTCCGCAATAAACGTGCTGGGGTGCAAACGAAGACGACCAAAGTCACCTTCAAACACATCCACGACGTTGATGTAGGATTTGTCTCCAGCGGCTTGGTTGAAGGTCTTGATAGCAAGACGATCATCTGCGCCGGTCGCAGATTGTGTGAATCCAGTAAAAGCTCGCTTGAGAGCCGTTCCCAGCAACAAGTCGTAATCACGAATTTCGCCAGTTGTCTCAAACAAGGTTTTCAACACGGTCTGCACATTATCTTCTGTAAGACTTCCAGAAGCCGTTGTGTCAATCGCAGTGCAACGGAAACCAGACGGGACAGTAATGTCATCACTGCCGCTCCCAGTTCCAGAAGCATGAAGGAACGAACCCATTGACTTTGTGAGATATGGGTTAGTGCCGTCGTCGGCGTCAGCGTCAGCGTCGTTCAAGAACGTGAGTTCCATGTCGCGCTTGATCTCGACCAATTTCTTGGCGATACCATTTGCAAGTTCCGACTTCACACCAGCCACGTTCTGAATCTCGTTTGCCAAACTCGAAATACGGAATGACCTACGGAAAATCTGAGCGTAGTTCTGCATCAACTTACGTTGCCTACCGGGGTTGGAATCAGTATTTGATACAAGATTCGCAGCAGTTACGTCTTGACCATCCACTGTCCCAGCCACGCTTGGGCTTTCGTACTTATCCATTTGCCACCCCATCAACACGTTGCCGGGCTTCTTGCCCTTTTTCGCCATACTGGTGAAAACAGTACTGCGAGCATCAACATTTGCGATAAGGTCAGACAAATCCTCACGACCACCTGACTGGAGAGTGTTATATCCCCTCTCTAAAAGAAGTGCCATTTGTTATATCCCCCTAATTTTGGACTATATATAGTCCGATTCTAATATATTGGCCAAAGTCTCCACTGACTTATCAGAACCAAAATTCTTCCTAGCGGCGGCTGAACGGGCTTTAGTCGGATTCTTTTGTGCTGGAGCGGCAGCGGGCGCAGCCGGTTGTTTAGGCGCAGCCTTCACTTCCTTCTTCGCAGCCTTTTTCGCTCCAGTGTTATTCACCATTTCCCTATATGATTGCAGACCCAGCAAAAACATACTTACGTCCGCTTTCCATGTAGGGTGGTTTCGCAAATCGGGGCGATTACGAAGGATTTGCATGGCTTCTTGGTAGCTTTGTGAAGACTTGTCCTTCCAGTATGGAAAGACTTCCTCCACTTGTCCTGCTACCTCCGATTCCTCCTTCAAGTATTCCAGTCGCTTGGGCAAATGACGCTTGAGTGCTTTCCGCGCATTTTTCTTAACTCCGCGAATATCTTCTGCACTGTATTCTATTTCCTCGCCCTTTGAGTTTTTAACCACCGCGCCATCAGCGTTATCTTCGCACCACTCCAATACTTCCTCGGCTTGATCTAATTCCTTTTCAACCGCTTGCACCGAATTTAGGTGCGAGTATGGATTGGATGCGTCACTTGCTGGTACGGTGGGAAGTTCCTCCTTGGCGTCTAGTTCAGCGCGTAATTTGGCGACCTCCGATTCCAGTGAATCCACTTTGCTTTCAGCTTCCCGTCTTTTTGCAGTGAGTTTATCAATGCGCTTTAACAAGCCTTTGTTGGGGTTGTCGCCCTCGGCCTGTTCCTCCACATCGTCCTCATCTGCGTCTAAAGCCGGTTCAGCCTCCGCAGGTTCATCTTCGTTCTGAGAAAGAGCAGTTTCTTCGGCACTTTCCTCATCCTCCAGCGCGTCACTCGACTCGCCTTCATCGGGAGGAAGTTCCTCGTTAGCGTTTTCTTCGTTAGAAGCCGGTGCTTCTTCCGGTTCGCTATCCAACAGCCTTTCCAGTTGGTTCGCTAAACCATCGGTGTCCAACAGTTCACCAATGTTCGTTGTGGCTTCCACTTGTGCCGCGCCACTGTCGGCAATTGTCTTATCGCTCATGCTGATTTATAGCCCCGCAAGTTGGGCTGGCAGCGTTTGTAGGTTTACGCAGAAAACCTTTCAGCCGCTATAAACGAAGGGGAGAGTGGGAAGTCGAAAACTAACTGCTATATGTGTGCAGTTTTATATAGTTTTGAATAGTTTTGATGGGTTTTTGAAAATAAAAAAACCGCCCACCCCGAAGGATGAGCGGCTGTCTATGGAACGTACACCTATGCCTATACCTAGTTGAGCTTCGCCATCGCAGTATCACGCAACTCAACTAAATGACTTTTGAAGTCCAGAAGTCCATCGGCTCGACCACATTGCTGTATTCGCGCCTCGCCCTCGATCTCTGAACCCACTGCCGTCACCAACTCCACATCAATGGCGGCATCCAGATTTTGTAGTATAGCGTCCCAAAGTTGGTTCTCACCCTGCCATTGGAACACTGTTAGGTTTTGCATCATGTAATTTGATTAACTCCAATGCGTCCAATCTGCGCGTTTTGCTGCTGCATCACGGACATTTGGAGGTTTTTGGTGTAGTTTTCTATCAACTGCCCGAATAGTTCGTCGCCTTCCAGTGCGGCTTGCGCTTTCGGGTTGCGGCTCATTATCTCCTGCAAGTATTGGAGTTTGGCTTGAGCCGCCGGGTCTTTCTCCGTGTAGGAGGGTTCGTTGCCCAGCATCATCTGACCAACTTGCGACTTCACTTCCTCATACATCTTCTGCGATGCCGGGGCTTGGTCAATCACCAGTTCCTCCGCAATGTCGGGACTAATAGCCCGCGTTATCATGGAGATTAGCTTGTTCCTATCCAGCACTCCACTCACATCCTGCGGCACAACATACTGCGCGATGTTGGAGAGTTTGGAATTTACGAAGTCTGTGTCCAGTTCCCGCACATCAAACTTCAACACAAAATCAAACTGGTACATATCGCTCGGCGGCACTATGTCGGTTCCAGTAATTCGGCTAATTTCCTCTGGCGATAAATACTGCAAACTCAACTGGAACATTTGCTGATATGCTTCTGTCCAGACGGTTAGCCAGTTATTCACCATGCGCTGTTGCTTGAGTTGGGTTTGGGCTGGCGCAATTGCCGGGTTCGCACGACCAAAGTATTCGTCCGCTTGCCTTTCCACTGCTTCTATTAGATTAAATGCAGTGCTGGGCTGGCGAGCCGGGGGTCGCATAAACTCATAATCTCCAGCCTTCATCACTGGCAACTGCACTGCCGGGCCAATCTTATTCGCAAGACCCAGCCGCTTATTCACCATGATTGGCGGCAGCGTTTCAAAACTGGTTGAGTCATACACGGCGTCTCGTTGAGTTTTGATTTCGTCCTGCCAAGTGCTGCAAATCTCTGGTACTCCACGGCTCTCCGTGATGCGGCGTTTGAGGCGTTCGCGCCGATACTCCACAAATGGGTAGCGGCAGTGCGCGTAATCCAGCAATTCGTGTTTGGCGAAGGTGTCGTTGCCCTCGTCGTCCGACTGCGCCATTGGACTAAACACCGTGTAGTAGATTCCCGGTATACCGTTGTCGTCCAGTTGTCGGGTGTATGCGTAAACCACTTCTATCAGATTGTCTTGCCGGTCAATGTGGTCGGCAGTCATGTCTGATATAGTCTGGCTGAAGTCGTGGAACTCCGTGGATTTGCCCGCAGTCTTAACTGCCGAGTCCACCCAGTCTTCGTTCCAGCCCTCGTCCACAATTTTGGCCCGCAACTCCACCTCATTCAAAAACACGCGCCTAAATATAACTCGCGCCGATTGCAAGTCCGTCGTCTCTGGCGGCAAACTCACTTCCTCCCAAGGCTTGAGCGCAGCCACCACGGGCTGGTTCGTGGCCAAGTAGGCTTGTGGTACTTGCGTCTCGCCAAACTCCCTCAACTCTCCAACGGCTTCCCTCGCCCGCTTCATACTCATCCCCGGCGACTGCATTTGCAGAATCTCGGCAACTTGTTCCTCCTGTTCGGGGTCGGCTATCATTTCCGGTAGCGCATTAAGTTCCCCCTCGGATTGCGCGGCCAACTGCTCAATCTCCTGCATTGTCAGCGTCCGCGCCTTAACCGCACTTTTCTGCTCCCATCCAACAAATAAAACGCTCCAACCATATTGCTGACCGTATTGGGCCAGTAGTTCAGCCTCGCGATTTAGCGTGTGGTAGAGTTTGGTGTCGCGCTGCCACCTCATCATGTTGTTCGCCACGGCGGCAGTTTCAACGTCGCCTATCTCGGTTCCACCAATCTTCAGCGTTGCCCTGCTAAATCCAGTGGTCAATACGTCCACGGAGTCGTTGATGATTTGGTCGGCCAGTGGGATGCGGGTGTCGCTCGCGCCTTCCCACGGGAATGCCTCATCCCCATCGGGCAAGTGTTCACTGTGCTTGCGCCCATCGTCCGTCTGTCCTTCCCACCGCGTATAACGCACATCATCTACGGCAGACACTTTTTCCAGCGACTCTCCATCGTGTAAACTACGACTATATTCCGCTGCCAGTTCTCGTATGTCTGGCGATTCGCTCGCCATCGCCAACTTATCAGTTGTTTCCATTTTTTTGTTCCTTCAAAAGTTTAATTATTTCGTCCCGGTAGAAGCGGCGTTGGTTTCCAGTCGTTCTAAAAACGCTCAACACTTTGGCTTTCTCCAGTAAAAGTAGTTCTCGGCGGCTCAACCCCGTGACGCTCACAACGTCGGCTGGCTTCACCAAAATTGGTAGTTCGTATATGCTCAATATCCTCCCCCTCCAGACGCGGCAAACGTGAGTTCAGTCACATGAATTGGCTCCATCACGGCTAAATAGCGGAGCGTGTCTATTGGGTCTTTGCTCGCGCCCTTCTCCCCGTCTTTTCCAGTCCATTCCTGCAAGCTATATATGAGGTTGCCACATTCCTCGCTCACATAAAGGTTTGGCTCATTAACTGCCGTGACTGGCTCGGACTGATTAAAATTCAACCAATCATTTACAATGGTGAGTCCGTTCGCCACTGAGATTCCAGCGGCTTGCTCAAAATACATCGGGTCTTCCCCTTCCCCCAATAGATCAATGATGCTTGTGCCGCCCTCGCGCCCAGCGGCTTGCGAAGCTCCAGCGCGGGGGTCTATATATCTGGCCTCGATGTCCTCCCCGTTTTCCAGTTCGGCAATAATCTCCTTCACTTCGGGTAGGCCGCGCCCAGCCCCAACACTCTGCGCCGGGCCGGGACTTCCATCCATCTTCTCCCCCGGCACTGCCCACTCCCCATAGTCGTGACGATTTGGCCATTCTCGGTAAACGAATTTGCGCCCCCGGTCGTCCACGCGAATCCAGAGGCAGAACCAATTCCGGTTCCAAGCCGGGTCAACTGCCATGTAGTTGGTTCCGTGTTCGGGGATTTTGTCGGCTTCCAGAATGTGTGAGTCGCAAAACTTTGGAAACTGATTCCCCGACAAATTCTCCGCAAACCCATACGCCCGCAGCTTAATCTGTATGCTGTTTTCGCCCTTGAGAGTCTTTTTCATTTCCTCATAGGGGTTGTACGGGTTCATGTCTGTGTAGAACCACATGGCACGGGAGTTGGGTTTCCTACACTGCGCCGTGTACGGCATGGTTCCAGCGGGACATCCCGGCACATTCACGGTGTCGGGGAGAAGCGGACTTGGGCGCGTTTCCAGCACTCTAAATCCAGACAAATACTCCTTCACGGTCGGCGTGTATCCATCAACGGGCGTGAAGGTGAGTAGCAAACGACCAGATAGTTCGTGGCTTGATGCCCGCGTAACCAGCCGAAATCGCAGCGTCTCAATCCAAGTCAATGGCACAAGCTCATCACACCAGATCATGTCCACTTCGCCACCCTCGATCACTCGCATTTCTTGGCTATAATTCATAAACCAACATTGCGAGCCATTTGGGAGAATAAACGTGTTTTCGGTGAAACCATTCTTCTGGCTGAAACTCACATTCTGAACTTTGCCCTTCTTAATGTTCTTCCACTCGGCCGGGATGTATTTGTAAACCAGTTGTTGCTGGTCGCGAATACTGGATTGCGCCGTCATTCCCAGTACCCACACCTTCGCGCCTTTCTTTGCCGTCATCATTTGCACGATGCGCTTGGCGGCAAATTCTGATTTTCCAGCGCGGTTACCTCCTTGGATTAGAAGTTCGCCGCAGCCTTTCCAGAGTTCGTCGGCATCTTTCCAGTGTGGGGGTTCGTACCCGTAGCGGTATGGGTCTTCCTTCTCCAGTCGGATTAGTTCTTCCCGTTGCTCCAGTATGCGGGCCAGTTCCGCCGTGCCTTCTTCCCCGCGCTCCACAAACGAGCGAATTTTGTCCTGCGATGGCACGACAAGCACTGGATGTGGTGTGGGGGTGAAAGCCATTATTCCGGTATGTTTGGCGGGTCTTCGTCCTCGTCGTCCACCTCAACGTCTAGCTGATCCAACGTGACGTATTCTCCAGCGTCGGCCAAAATCTCCTGTTTGGTCATCTCCAGAATGCCCACCATTTGCGGGTACGACAGATCAAATTCATCATAGAATCGCTGAATCAAGTCAGTCAGCGCGTCTTTAAAGGCTTCTTCCTGTCGTTGCTCGTTCATATTCGGCCCCGCCGTTTCGGATGCCGCGTAACTGTCCAGCCGTTGCCGTCCGGTTTTATGGGTATTTCCATTTTTGGGACGTACATATGTGAGTCTTTTACGCGGACTAGGATTAGTTTCCCGTCTTTGAGTTTGGCCTCCACCAAATGGCGGTTTGGGAAATAACAGCGTTGGGTGGTTGCGGTTGTTTCTTTTGGGGTTTCGGGTTCCAGCGGCTTATCCAGTCCGAGTTCTTTATAGAGGAAGGCTTTGCCGTCTGATGTCCAGTGGATTGCCCGGCCTACCTTGAATGTGTGTTCGGGGTTTGCCTTGCGGACTGCGACTATCTGCTGCCGTGGTACTCCGAGAAATGCTGCAAGTTCTGTCTCCTTCATCGCCTTTTTGTAAAAATTTTTATGACACTAAAACCCATTATGTAGCAAGGCGAGGCGATCAACGCGAACCCCCTCCCCCCGTCTGTGATTCGCGCTGTGATTCTTTTTGCGGTGTGATGTCAATTATATCTGCCGCCGTGGTCGGAGTGTGCCGTGTTTCTGGCCGATTGTCATTTTCTGGTGTATTTGCGTCATTACTAGCGGTGTTTTTATCCGTTAGGAGGGAATTAAGGTCGCCGTGGTTAATGTGAACGTGCCTATGCTCCACAATCTGATTCCCGTCGCCCGCCATGTCTTTAATTTTGTCAGAAATTATTCCAAGCGAAATGGTTTTGGCGGCGGCTGGAATTTTGTCTATGTTTTCTTCGATATTGTGTAAAAGTTTGTCATGGACACGGGTTAAATTTTCAAGCGTATTTTTTCGCCACTGGGGAAGATTATCGGCGTTCTCGTATCGTATACGACTCACCGTGTTTCGGCTGGTCTTGGTCAAGGCCGCTGTTTCAATCAACCCTTTCCCTTTTTTCAAGTGTGATAAAATTTCTTTTTCCTTGTCAATTGGCGTCTTGTTTTTGGGCGTGTTTCGGTTGCCGCTGTTTTTATTTCCCGCCATGTGAAAACCGATTAAAACTATCTAAAACCATTAAAAACTGACGCCAATCGTCGGCGGCTATTCGCCCTAGTCAAATTTTTTTTTCTGTCATTTTAGTCAATGAAACCGGGGGCAAAACGTACCTTATCAAAAATAATTAAAAAAACTTTGTTGACAGTAGCGAATTAAATGGCACACTTAATCCCGTGCTGCATGAAGCGGCCAAAAAAATGTGAAATGATAACAAAAGAACAATTCAACTTGCGTTCGATATTCGTGGGGAGTCCTGCTCCGTGCCATATCAAAGCCGG